CAGTCGTAGTATGCGTCCTTATTCATTTCAGTTCCTCTTCAATCCTTTCAATCTCAAAGACTTCATTTAGAAACTCCAGACCATACTTACCCACAACCCAAGCATCTTTATCCTCAAAGAACCTATCACCAATGGTTCTCATATCATAACACTCTTTGCCTTTATCAAAGAAAGCAATCACATAACAGATTTCTTTCCCTGGAATGTCTTCATACCACCTGACGAGTTCATACTTGTTGTTGAATTTACTCCAACGAAACTCTATGTTACGAAATCTCATTGTTCTCCAACATAGTTTTAATTTGTTTGAGGTCTTCTAGTCGTTGTTTGTGCTCATCATACTGCCCACAGAAGTCATCAAATCGCTCCTGGTGTCCTTCATCATCATAATTTGTCTCTTCACGAATCTCCCATTCAAGACAACCTAGATGCTGCTCAACATCATCAATGAAGTATTCAAGAGTATCAAGGAGTGACATTTTCTGTAACAGGGGGAGGAGGAAGCGGTTGAGATGGAGGGGTTTGAGATGTTTGAGGCAGTTGAGGTTGGGGGGTAGGAAGAATTACAGGTTGTGGAGAAACTTGGGGTTGTTGTGCTTGGTCAAGTTTCTTTTCCAACTCCATTACCTTTTGGTCCAGTGGACTCAAAGGAACTTCTTTTTGAGAATCAGCAAGTTTCCAACCAGTAGCGCCAGCAGCAAAGATACTTGCAAGAGCAGCAAAAACGGAAACAGTTTTAGAAAAACTCATTAAATTACCTCCCAATCACATTCCCAATGACAATCATTGCTTACATTAACCCAGAAAAAGTATTTCTGGTTTTCTGATGCTAGAAACAGCATCCCATCACCCCTATCTTGCTCCACAATGCAGATGGGATTGTTGCCCATCATATTACACAGACGATTCTTCGCCTTGCTGCTTTTCGGTTTTACGATTACTTTTCTCATTTTGAATTTCCAGTTTCAGTTTACGAATACCAGTAATGAAGTAAGCAAAGTCACGAGTCTCTGTAATGGGTTTGATTTCACCACACACACCACATTTAGACTCATAAACGGAGGAGCATCCTACAGAATAAACACCATACTTTTTACCACAGTCAAAGCAAGTATTATAGGCAGTTTCAAGTTTCTTCAGGAGTGCTTTTTTCTCTTTGAGGTTCATAGCAGAGTTCAACTCCGTATTTGTTTTTGAGGTTGTCTGTGAGGTAATCATACAGCAGGTCGGCAAACCCGTAATGGGGTCTTGTGCCGGTTTCCAAACTGCCACTCGTTGCGACCGTCCACATAATATCAAGTTGCTGCTTATCAGGTAAAGTCTTCATCATCCAATTCTACATCATCAATAAGGTCTTTTATTCTATCAAAAAAATCTTCATCCATAGGTATCAACTTCTCTTCACCTCTATCAATTCTATCGCACATTTCCATCAGGTATTCAAGAAACTCTTTTGGATATGTTTCATCAAGGTTAATGCTTGCCCAAAACCATTCATAACACTCTTGATAAGGGTCATCAGTTTTTAGAAGAGCATAATCGGCATAGTTTCCAGTGATAAGGTCACGCCACATCTTGAAATTGTTCCACATCTCTCTCCAACCAGTCTGGAAACAATGACCAAAATAATACTCAAACCAATTCAGTTTCGTTTTCATTCATTTTCTCCAGATAATCCCAATTCCAAGTTCTACCCAACAGAGTCACATCAATTCCAAACTTATAAACCCAAAACAAAATATCTAAAACATCTCCAGTTCCTGATTTAATTTGTAGATATGGATAAGATGGATAATCATTCCAAGATATAGACACTTGAAGCAAACTAAAATTTTTAACATTCAATATTTGGGCGTACCAATCTGTCCCAAAGTCTTCTCTTTTGGCAAATTTAATAAGTTTCATTGATTCAGTTCCTCTGCAAGTTGTAACATATCATTTTTATCTAGAACAATTCTTCCATCTTGTGCTTGGAAAAATTGAATATTTTCTGCTGCAAGATTAAGAATTGCGGCAACCAACTTTTCTTCTGTGTCAGCATCAGAATTCCGTGCTTCCCAGATTTTATTCATAAACTCTTGTGCTCTTTCAGTCATCTTTACATTCATCCTCAAAGTCAAACCATTCATACAGGGAATTCATAACTTGTTCCACAATATTATCAGTAATAGCACCTTCTGTTGGATTCTCTACGTGTTTATGAGCACGATTATACCCATAACGAACACCTTCTTCAAGTGCCATTTCCAATACTTTACGAAAGTTGGGTTTCATCAGTTCAATCATATATGTAGATACTATAAGACCCTTAACTCAAAAAGTCAAGGGTCAATGGTCTATTCAATTAGTTTTTCAATAATTCCCTACACACTCGTTTACATTCTGTTTGACTTTCATTACATTCAATTAAACACGCATAATAGTCATTAATTAATTCCCCTTCTGCTATAAATTGATTAAATGTATTTTCAAGATGTTTCCACGAAGCAAGTTGATTATGAGAAATAAGATTGTGCATAATGACCTCCACGCACAAAAAACATTATAATAAAGAGTTTTATGTTGTAGTGCTCTCACATTACTATTTTATCATAATGTTTGGATTTTATGATAATTGCTTCACATAACTATACACTTAATATGGTAAAGATTTTAAACCGTCCAAAACTTCTTGAAAGCGGTCAGCACGACTCTTATGATGCTCTACATTCTCCTCAAGCACACTCACAATGTCGTCAAGAACCACATCCAGAGACGCATCAGTATTAAAGTATTGTTGAATTGCTTCGGCAAGATACCTCCGCCGACTCCATTCCATACTGTAGGGTTTGTATTCCATAATAATGGGTGTATATGGGTGTATTATAGGGTGTTTAGAGTCTTTTGTCAAGACTTGTTTTTGCGGTCATACTGATGCCACTTACACCATCCATCAGGGGAAATTTTACCTTTTACAGCAGTGCAGGCATTAGGTGGTCTCCACATATTGCAATTGGAGCACTTTTCATTGCCTTTTGGTTCGTCAATATATCCTGCTGTTGCCTTTGAAGATTTTTCTTCTTCAAAAAGAAACTCCGGAAATGTTTTCATCAGTCTCTCCTTCTCCACTCATCATTATCATTGTCCCTATCACGACCAAACCATTCTGCAATGTCATCAGGCGAATCAAAACCTCTGATTCCTTTACTTTCGTGACCCAAACCACCGATATCCAACTGGTTTAGAAAGTCATCCATATCACCTTCTTGCATATTAGGATTCTCTGCATTTCTTCTTGCCTGACGAAGAAACTTTGCTGCTGTTGGATTTACATTTGCAAGTTTCTCTGCCCAGATCATCTCCTCCAGAGATACTTCTTGTTGCTTTGCAATCTTTTCACAAATACCTTCAAGTTTCAATCTATATTGGGTAGAGAGCATATGTAATCTCCATATGGGGTTATTTAGCATTTGATCTAAAATATTCCTTGTAGTATTTTTGTTTTAATTTACTGATATAATCATACGCTTCCTGGTCATCAAGACAATCTAAAATGTAGGTTGCTCCTTCTAATTCACTCAACAGTCTTGCGATTGTCGTTGGATTCTTTGGATCTACGTTCCATTTCGATTTCATTTTGAATTTCCTTCGCAAGTTTCAAAGAACGACGCCAAATCAAGTATTTTACAATTGGATTTCTTGGATCATTCAGTAGCATCCACTTCATTCTTTCAAACCAAATTCCTACTAATTTGGAAATAAGATTCACTAGAATTGCAACACTATTATCAGTTACGATAAAGTAAGCAATTACAGCAAAAACAAAAAACCAAAAATAGTAGGAAGCAGTCATTTAATTAAAGCATTATGTCTATTTAATACCGTTAAACTGCCTCATAAATTGCAAACATTGCTTGAATTGTTCCCATTCCGCATCAGAAAAATTATCCGATGCATAAGGAATATTCACAATCGCAGCACAAACCCGATTTACATTTACAGTAATCATCATCTCATTTGCAGATGCTGGAGTCGCAAACGCAATCAGAAACGGAATTGCAAGAAGTCTTTTCATAGAAATTGATCCAAAGATGAGACAGATTGACCTTTGCTTGCTTTTTTGATATAGGACACTGCAGATTTATAATTGTTTGCAGTGTGAACTTGTTGTCCTTTGTAAATGATGATGTATTTTTTACCAGTCCAGCACACTGCTGCCCATTCACCATCTTTACTTACAAAACCATTTGGGTCTCCCGGTTTAGGATCAAGAATACCTTCTTTTTGAATATTAGTCATCAATAAACTACAGTGACACTGATAATTCTAGCACTAGGATTGCGAGCAAGAGCAGTACGCTTGGCATCATCATAATCCCGTGCTTGCACTTCCTCATAGAAGACTTTGCCAGCAACGTAGAGTTGAACTTTGCAACGCATTTGAGGATTCCTCCTTTGTGTATGAGTATATTATAAGGGATTTGGGCAGTCTTTAAGTGTCTGTTGTGACAGTTTGCAAAGTGTCAGCGGCGGACCACCGACACAGCAACCTCACCTTGCTTGAAGATGATGTCCACCACATTCTGGACTGCCTTCGCAGTGCCCGTGGATGCCTTGTCAAAGACGGGGCAGACCACCAGACCATAGGATTTGGTGTAGGACTCCAGGTCGCCTGCCTGAAGCGTCCCAGAGCGGATTCCAGCAGCATCCTGGGGGTGCAGACGCAGAGTCCGACCAACGGTCTGACCGATGCCCACAACGTCCATAGAGCGGAGGAATACGACCGCTTCCAGAGCAGAAATGTTGATGCCCTCTGCCAGAATGCTGTGATGCAGGACCACAAACTTTTTGTCAGGGTCTTTGCCCCAAGCATTCAGGGTGTCAAAAAACACTTCACGATTGACCTTCTGCCCGTCAATAAAAGCACCGTGCTTGGCAGTAATGTGCAGCACAGAGTAACCTTGCTCGGCAAGTTGGTCGGCAAAGTCAGATTCAGACAGCAAAGCAATAATGTGGCGAGTTGCCTTTGCACACACCAGAATCTTATCAACAGGATTGTCCTGAATAATTTGCATCAGATACTCACAGTCCCGTTGAGCAATATCCTCACCCTTGACGGACAGACGCATCGGAGCAGTAATCACTTTGGGAGGAATGATATAACCACCCTGCACCAATTCAGGAGCAGGAACTTTGGCGATAATATTGCCGTAGACAGCAACATCATTCATACCAGGTTTTGCAACGGTGGCAGAATATTTGGGAGTTGCAGTAAAGAAGTAGCAACGCTTTGCTTCAGCAGCAAAATGCTCTACAGCAGGAAAGAAGTGACGTTGAACGCTATTATGTGCCTCATCAAAGTAAATCGTATCCACCTCAATATCTGCCTTTGCAAGTTGCTGCAGAGAGTTGTAAGTGGTGAAGATCAGTTTGTGACCTTGAGTTTGCTCATACCAAGTGCGAATCACGTTGGGACGAGTGCTGCTGAAGTGATGAGTTTCACCGCTGTGAACGTGCATCACAGAAGCATTGGTGATAAACTCAAGGTATTCAGCAGACAACTGCTCTGCCAGGAGGATGCGGGGTGCCGTCACCACAATGGTCTTGGGAGTAGCAGACTCAAACACACGCAGAGCATCAAAGATGCCCACGTTGGTCTTACCGCCGCCAGTGGGGAAGACACACACCCCTTTAAGATGCTGTGCCAGAGCATCCAGAGCAATTTGTTGGTGAGGACGAAGTTGAATCATCGGTCTCATTGAATATAGGAATATTATAGCAGCAAAAAAGGGGTCTTGCGACCCCCCTGTGCCAGTTTGTCAAGTGTCTATTCTTCAAGTTTTTTTGTAATATCTTCAAACTTCTTATCCCAACCTTCCTTATCTTCCGTCCATTTGTTTAGTGGACAACTATCCAAGATAATTTTTGCTTTCGCTGGAATGAAGCATCCACATTCTCTACACCTATTCTCATACTTATCATATTTTTCACAACCTCTACAAATTTCAAGTCTTTCATCAAATACTTTATCAGAGACGATTAACACTTCTCCCTGATTTTTATGAATGTAGTTAATTACATCCCAAGAAAACTTTGCTAGATTTTTACCCTGCTCTAGTAATGAAGGATAATCTTGATTTTCAGACATTTTAATCAATTCAAATTTTAAAAATATTTATTATGGTAGGTATAATCCTTTAATTGTTGAGGAATTAATTGTGCCAGTGACTGTATAATTAGATCCAGAAATTGCTCTTCCTGAAGATCCACCATTTCCACTATTTGTTGTATTACCACCACTAGAACCCCAGTCTCCACCACTACCACCAGTTTCTCCTGTTGCGCCATTGGTAGAACCACATCCATTATTAGGACCACCAGCGGCACCACCAGCACCCGCTAAAGATCCTGCATTATTATAACCCCTTCCGGGTCCACCATTACCTCCTTCTCCACCAGTTCCACCAGAAACTCCATAGGTTCTAGTGCAAGTTCTATAATGCGTCCAAGCAGATGCTTCCCACCAACAATTTCCCCACCAGTTACAAACCTGCCTTCTAGCACATTCGCCAGCACTCCAACAACCACCTTCAACATATCCACTAGCACATCCAGGACAACCTCCACAATTAGAAGCAGTATAAGAATCTGTGCAAGTTCCAGGGCTTCCTGCTGCACCTGTTGCTCCTTTTTCTCCACCTCCACCACCACCATAAATGTTAGCACTACTTCTTACAAATACGACGATATTATTTCCACCAGAAGAATTCATAGACAGAGCAGGACCACCACTACCACCACTGATAGTAGCACCGGTGCCACCAGCACCAGAGGCACCATAAATTCCACCAGAAACATCAACAGTTAAGTTATAAGCAGTTGTATTAAAGTCTGCTGCTGTTGAGGATACAGAATTGGAACCACAAGTTCCATTGATATACATCCACTTTCTGATGTTTTTAGTTAGATTACCATTCCAAGATTGAGCATCAATATCAAAATTGACATCAGTGCCAGTTTGAGTGATGTAATAAAACTTGATTGAATTTCTGAATTGTGATATTGCTAGATTTGAAGAAGTAGAAATATTGCTATTTTCTGTAGCGTCTGGAACAATTGGATTTGTATTTGTTACAGTTGTGTTTCTTCTTAACTCTGATGCACTAATTGAACCAGACCCTGCTTCTTTGAAATTACTTCTCAAAGAACTAAAAGAAATAGACCCAGAAGAATAGTAAGGACCTTCTTTTGTTACAGATGCTGCCATATCACTTACTACTTTTTAATGATTATTTATGATGACCGACCCATTTAATACGGAATGGTGAGGGATATTCATATTCTGTCTTTTTGCTCTCTGAACTTCTTCATAACGAATACGACAATTTTCTAAAATTTGTTTTCCATCTGGCAAAGAATCTAAAAACTTTTGAATTGATTCTGGATTAAACATTTGAAGACCTTGAGCAACCTGAATATAACTATCAACGTGCCAAAACTCTTTACCATTTTCAATACTAATTTCTTCTAGAAACTCTTCTCTACATTTCTCATCAAATGCTTTTACCCATTCTGTTTTATGAGAAGTCATATATCTCCAGAATTCAGAATCTGTGCGATTGGTATTGTAATGTAAACAGACAAACTCTACGACTTCTTTATACAAACTATTACAACGACGGTTGCACTCCATTCTGTTGTATTTTAAGTTATTAAGTGTTGGATTATACTCAATAAAATCTTTCAGTTGCTGAATGATAATATGAATACCAGTGGATTCTAAAGGTTCAACAAATCCGCTTGACAATCCTACTGCCATACAATTACCTATCCAGTGATTTTCATAATATCCTGGATTGTATTCAATAATTCTATCTGTTTGAAGTTCTGTATTGAAATTTTCTACAATCCACTGATTGTATTTTATTCTTGCTTCTTCATCAGAAGTAAATCTGGATGAATATAAGTATCCAGTTCCGTATCTATTTCCGATTGGAATTCTCCATATCCATCCATTGTCAGTTGCTTCTGCCAGAGTGTACGAAGGAACTTCTGCAAATTGATGGGGAACTTGTTGAGGAATTGCTCTATTAATAGGCAAATAGTCTGATATATCATTCCACTTTGGATTTAATTCTTTTAACAAGATTGCGTTAAATCCAGATGCATCGATATAAAAATCTGCCTTTACCTCACCAGAATTTTTAAAAACAATACTCTGAATATTTTCACCATCAGAGTTTACCTTTTCTGCAATATCATCAATGATTTCAATATCATTCCCAATTCTTTCTTCAAGATACTTTGAAAATACTTGAGTGTCTATGTGTAGGGCGTGAACAAATCTAAATGTATGACTCGGCAAGGTTGAAGTTGCTTTAGAGTAATTCATTCCTCCATCATAATTGTCAATTAAAATTGAATACAAACTTTCAGGATAATGAGTATTAGAAAAATCTAATTCTGGAAATCCGTGAAAATATTCTACTCCAGGAATCCAATCTTTAAAATTAATTCCTAGTTTTACGGTACTTCCAGTATCCTTTAAAAAATCAGTAATATCTACATCTAGATATTTTTTTAGGAAATATGTGACAATTGGTGTTGTGCTTTCACCAACTGCAATGTTTCTTTTCTTTGCATCATAATATAGGGAGACACTTACCTGGTCTCCCCAACGTTTTTTTATCATTGTCGCAGCAATCAACCCAGAAGTTCCAGACCCAAGAATTACAAATTTTTTCATATTTACAAATTAAGTTATACTATTTAATGGAAATCCGTCCAACCTACTCCAGTGTATCCCTGAAACTTATTAGTTGTCAAATTATAAACGATTGCTCCGATTTGAGTAATCAGTCCTACTCTTTCTGATGCGGTTATTCTTGGTATAATCATAAAGGATGCAATCTTATTTGTAATACCATAACCAGCATTTGAGAAGTCAACTGCCGCTAGGGCAACCGTAGTTCCTACACCAACCGTAGAAGTATTATCAAAAATTACATTTCCACCGTAAACGTTGATGATAGATTGATATCCCTCATCTGGAGGATAAATCTCAATATTTCCATAAACTCCAAGATGTGCATCAGTTGCAGTAGTTCCTATTCCAACTCCATCAGAGTAAGAATATCCACCGACAACTAGACTTTCAGTAGGAACAACATCAGTGTTAATTCCTATACTTCCAAATAAAGCAACTTTTCCTCTGGCATCTAAATCAGTAATTGCTGATGTAGTTCCAATTCCAATGTTATTGGTAACTATTAGATTATCAGATACATCTAAATCGAAGAATGTTGAGACACCAGAAGAATTAATAATGTTAGTGTTAGTAATCAGGGATGGTAAAGTTATACTACCAACAGTAAGATTACCTACAATTGTTACATTGCTTCCGAAATTGGCATTACCTGTAACTGTTGAAGTTCCTACGACGTGAAGATTACTTGTTGGATTTGTGATTCCAATTCCCAAGTATCCTGCATAGGTCAGAGACATTAATTCAGTATTTGTCTGACCATAAATCCAATCGAATCTACCAGTGCCAATACCAGAAGGTCCAGCGTGAAGATAAAGATTTACATTTCCAGTATCATTGTTTAAAATATCAAG